TGCTGGTACAGAAACTCTTACCAATAAAACATTAACAACACCAGCACTGAATGGTGCTGTTGTAGATAATAACAACGCTGTTTCTGCTGCAGGTTCAACTCAAGCGGGTGCTACTGCTCTAACCGTAGATTATAACGTAGTTACTACAGTTGCTGCATCTACTGGAGTTAGACTCCCAACTGGTACTGCTGGGCGCAGAATTGTAATTGTTAATAAGGGTGCCAATACTCTAAAAATCTATCCTGTAACTTCTTCATATATAGATGGTGAAGCAATCAATGCTGCTATTTCTGTTGCCGCAAATGGTTCAATCGAATTGATGGCATCATCGACGACACAGTGGTATTCTATCGCTCGTGTTAATATTTACACTGAAGCGGGAGCTTTATTGAATTAATTATGCCCACTGTAATACAATTAAAAAGAAGTGAATCTGCAGGTTCAATCCCGACAGTAAATGATATTGCTGTCGGGGAACTTGCAGTAAACTTGGCAGATGGTGCGCTGTATTCTAAAAGAACCGATGGTGCCATTATCGAAATTGGTGGCAATTTACCAGACGAGTATTATCTTTCATCAAACCAAGATTTTGGTTTAATTACACAAAATGTAGATACCACGTTAAATTTGGGTGATGTTGGAACTGAATCTTCTGCATCAAAAAGTCTTGGCGATATTAGCATGTACGTTGAATCTGTCGGTGTTCCTGCTTCATCCACATCAACTGGAACAGTAAATACTATTGCATTTGATACCAATTATCTCTACATCTGTGTTGCAACCGATACTTGGAAGAGAGTTGCACTCTCTTCCTGGTAGTTATAAATAGTCCCAAAGAGGACAAGATATGGCAATTTCTTCAAGACAAGGTTTAATAGATTACTGTCTCCGCAGACTCGGGTTTCCAGTAATTGAAATTAATGTGGACGATGATCAAGTAGAAGATCGTATCGATGACGCATTGCAGTATTTCCAAGAGTATCACTTTGACGGTGTCGAGAGACTTTATCTCACACACAAAGTTACCACTGCAGAATTAAAATTCTCAGGATTGTCTGCACCTTCTTTTCAAAACAACGAGTTGTTAGTTGGTAATACTTCAGGCGCAACATGTATCTTATATACATTATCCGGAACTACTGCTAGAATATCCAACGTAAAGGGTGTGTTCACAACAGGTGAAACTGTTACTGGTTCTACATCAGGTTTCAGCAGAGCACTCGCCGCAACTGGTTTCTATACGGCAGGAGATATTCAAAACGGGTATCTTCCCCTTCCAGATTCGGTAATCGGTGTTATCCGTGTTCTACCAGTCAATGGTCCAAGTTCTGGTATGAACAATAGCAACAACATGTTTGATCTTATCTATCAGTTCCGCCTGAATGACATGTATAATCTGCTCTCTGCTGACATGGTTTATTATACGCAAGTCCAACAGCATCTATCGATGCTTGACATGCTTCTAGTTGGCGATCGATCATTCAAATACAATCGTAAAATGGACAAGATGTATATTGACATGAATTGGGAAGAAGTATTAAATCCTGATGATTTTATTGTCGTTGAATGCTATCGTATCCTAGACCCAACAACTTACACACAAGTCTATGATGACATGTTCCTGAAACGTTATTCGACTGCATTGATCAAACGTCAATGGGGTGAGAACATGAAGAAGTTTGGTGGGATCCAACTTCCTGGGGGTGTAATTCTAAATGGCAGAGAGATCTACGAAGAAGCAGTCGAAGAAATCACGACAATCGAAAACGAAATGCAATTGAAGTCAGAGTTGCCAATAGACTTCATGGTTGGATAAGACATGCCAACGAACTTCTATTTTCAATCTGGTAATACATCTGGAACCACAAACGAACAACGTTTGGTGGAGGATCTTGTCATTGAAAGTTTGAAGATCTACGGTCATGATGTTTTTTATCTTCCAAAGCAAACTGGTAACCTTGACGGTATCCTAGGCGAAGATGCACTTCAGTATTTCGATCAAGCATATCCTCTCGAAATGTATCTTGAGAATGTTCAAGGTTTCGAGGGTGAAGGCGAACTATTTACTAAGTTCGGATTTGAGTTTAGATCCTCAGCAACCTTCGTTGTCGCCAAAAGACGCTGGGAAGAAGGTGTTGCTCAGAATGCGGTACTAGAATTACCAGGAAGACCAGCAGAAGGCGATCTACTTTACTTCTCAAAAACCAAAACATTTTTCGTGATCAAGTATGTTGACTTCTTAAATCCGTTCTATCAACTCGGCAAGATCTACACATACAAACTGCAATGTGATGTCTTCGAATTCAGTTCTGAAAGAATTGATACAGGGATCGATGAAATCGATTCAATTACTGACGCATCAAATCAAGATGTTTATAGATTCCAACTGCTTCAACAGTCAGGGGACTTTGTTCTAAACTCTAGTGATGATTCAATTATCCTCGAGATATATGCAACTGCAGACACAGATCCACAATCAGACAATGATGAATTCGAGGTAGAAGCAGAAGGTATTCTAGACTTCACCGCATTCAATCCATTCGGTGAGGTACAGAAAAGAGCATAATGTTTTTACGTCAACACTTTTATCATCAACATATCAGAAAAGCAATCATTGCTTTCGGTACGATCTTCAATCAGATTAATGTCAAGAGATATAATTCTGACCAAGAAGTCGTGCAATCTGTTCGTGTTCCGTTAGCATATTCACCAAAAAATAAGTTCCTCGCCCGTATTGCAGAAGTCCCAACAACTACTACACAGTCTACTGCAATCATACTCCCGCGAATGGGATTTGAGATTACAGGATTGCAATATAATCCTGCGAGAAAGATTAACTTGCTAACTAAGAACGTAGCAGTCGGTCAGGGCGATGATCCTAACATGCTGCGATCTCAATACACAAGCACACCATATGACATGAATATTTCGTTGTATGCAATGGCAAAAAATCAAGATGATGCACTACAGATTATTGAGCAAATAATTCCGTTCTTCAACCCCGACTTCTGTGTCACCATAACTGACATTCCTTCTATGGGAATCAAGAGAGATCTTCAGATAGTTCTTGATTCCATCAATTATGAAGACGACTATGCTGGTGATTACATGCAAAGACGGTCGATTGTGTGGACGCTAAACTTTACGCTCGGATTAAACCTATATGGTCCAGTCGAGCAACAAGGAATTATCCGAAGCGCAATCGCGAATACATATACGGATATTGAACAACCTACTTATCAACAAAAATATCAAGTAACAACAAATCCAGATACTGCTGCAGTAACTGATGATTGGGATTATGTGGAGCAATTCGATGAATTCTTTGAACAAGGGTAACTATCAAGATCTTGACGATCTTTTTGGAACCGAAACAACAAAGATCCCAGAACCAGTTGAAGTAATTGAAGTGGAGATTCTCCCAGCAACTACGACTACATCTGCAGTTCCAGCAGTTATCGAATCCACTGGAGATGACATTGAAGATGACTACAATGTTGCTCGCAATAAACTCAATGAATTGATTGATACCAGTCAACGAGCATTAGAGGGTATGTTAAATGTTGCACTTGCAAGCGACAGTCCTCGTGCGTATGAAGTCGTTGGTCAGTTGATCAAAACAACTGGTGATACTGCTAAAGATCTCATGGATCTTCAGGCAAGGAAGAAAAAAGTTCTTCAAGATGATAACAAAAAGTCTCAGCAAATAGACACACAGAATAATATCATCTTTTCCGGAAGCACTCAAGATCTACTCCGAGCATTGAAAGCAGAGAAAGCAAAAGTAATAGAACATGAATGATGAATCCTCGTATCATGGTAATATTAATTTAAAACCGATTTGATACAAACATAATTTTACTCCTGAGCAATTGACAGAACTTGCGTTGTGCGAGGAAGATCCAATTTACTTTATTGAGAATTATTGCATGATCGTGTCGCTTGACAAAGGTCTTGTTCCATTCAAACTGTATGAGTGCCAGAAACGCAAAGTCCATCATATTCTAGATAATCGTAGAGCGATTCTAATGGAAGGTCGTCAGCAGGGTAAGACCATTACATCTGCTGCTTGCATCCTGTGGTATACATTGTTTCAAGATGCAAAAACTGTTGCTATCCTTGCAAATAAGACTTCTGCTGCTCGCGAAGTCATGAATCGTTATCAAGGTATGTTTGAGAACTTACCTCTCTGGATGCAGCAA